GTCTTACGCACAAGGAACCCGAACAAGTACAAAGTTATACCTAAACACAAGATCGTCGAGCGCATGGATGGTGGCTACGACGTGGCTGTGTATTGGGGACTTGACGAAGCGCGGGTGTTGCGTAACCTAGGTGTTAAAAATGTACCATCGCCTATCACTAGGCGCTACGATTGGCCGGGGCGTTACAAGCCCATGGCTCATCAGATCGAGACGGCAGCGTTCTTGACGATGTACAGGAGAGCCTTCGTGTTCTCCGAACCCGGCACAGGCAAGACACTGTCTGCATTGTGGGCGGCTGACTACTTGATGAAGCTAGGTAAGGTGCGTAGGGTTCTCGTCCTGTGCCCCTTGTCTATCATGCACAGCGCATGGATGGGCGACATCAACAACAGCATCCTGCATCGCTCTGCCGTCATAGCGCACCACCCTCAAGCTAGTCGCCGTATCGAGATGATTCAGCGTGACTACGAGATCGTGATTGCCAACTACGAAGGGCTGAACCTTATAGCGGATGAGGTGCGTAACGATGGCCGCTTTGACTTAGTCATTGTGGACGAAGCCAACGCATACAAAACCCCATCGACCAAACGCTGGAAGGCACTCAACTCGATACTTACACCCAACACATATCTGTGGATGATGACAGGCACACCAGCCTCGCAGTCACCTGTCGATGCGTACGGGTTAGCCAAACTTGTGAACCCTGACAACGTGCCTCGCTTCCTGACAGCATGGCGCGATCAAGTGATGAACAAGATCACACTGTTTAAGTGGGCGCCAAAGGCTGATGCTAAGGATAAAGTACACGAGGCTCTACAGCCAGCGATACGCTTTACCAAAGCACAATGCCTAGACTTACCGCCCGTCATTACCATGACGCGTGAGGTAGCCCTAACACCACAGCAGAAGAAGTACTACGATCTCTTGAAGGAGCGCATGTTGGTGCAAGCCGCAGGAGAGACCATCACGGCAGTCAATGCCGCCGCTGGCGTATCCAAGCTCTTGCAGATCAGTTGTGGTGCAGCTTACACAGACGACAAGGAAGTTGTTGAGTTTGATTCAGCGCCCCGCCTTGCTGTACTGGAGGAGATACTGGAGGAGACTGATCGCAAGGTCATCATCTTCGCTTTGTTCCGAAGCACCATCGACACCATTAGCAACTACCTCACCAAGAAGGGGATTGTCAATGAGTGCATTCATGGAGACATCACGCCAAGCAAGCGCGGTATAACTATCAACCGCTTCCAAACAGAAGCAGACCCTCGGGTCTTGGTGATGCAACCTGCGGCTTCGGCTCATGGCATCACGCTGACTGCCGCTGATACTGTGGTGTTCTATGGCCCACTGATGAGCGTTGAGCAATACATCCAATGCTGTGCCCGTGCTGACCGCAAGGGGCAAGACTCAGACAAAGTTACTGTGATTCACATTCAGGGTAGCGCGATTGAGAAGAAGATGTTTAATGCGTTAGAAGGGAAAGTTAGTGATAACTTACTTCTTACCGAGATGTTTGAGACTGAAATTAAATCATGAAAGGGGGTTGTAACCAATTAAATTACGTGTAAACTGTCCAACCTTAGACAAATAATTAACAGGAGAAGCAATGGAAGAAGAAGCAGTACCGTTAGACAAGCTGGTAAAGATTTACCGCAAGCTACGCACGAAGATGACCGAACTGACCCAAGAGTACGACACGCAAGCTGAAGTACTTAAAGGCCAACAGGACGAGATCAAGAACGCGATCAAGGAACAGATGAAGGCGATGGGCGTCACATCAGTTCGCACTACCGAGGGCACGGCAGTCATGTCCGTCAAAACTCGCTACTACACACAGGATTGGGATGAGTTCAAGAAGTTCGTACTGGCACACGAGGCCGTAGAGCTTTTGGAGAAGCGCATCGCGCAAGGAAACATGTCCCAGTTCTTGGAAGAAAACCCCGGGGTCGTACCGCCCGGCCTGAACTCCACATCTGAGTTCGATATCTCTGTACGCAAACCAACTTAATCGGAAATCAAATGAGCAATATTGCAATGTTCAACCCCTCAAACGTGCCAGCTTTCGCCAAGAACGCTGAGCTTTCTGCAACTACTTTGGCTCTGGCCGGTGGCGTTAACACCAGTGCCGGCATGAAGCGCGTCTCCATCAAGGGCGGTGTGTTCCGCCTGCTCTCTGGTGGCAAGGAAGTGGCATCGATCGAAGACCGCCACTTGGATGTGATCGTGGTCAAAGCCGCCCCCAAGGTCAGCCGTATCTTCTACGCTGGCTCGTATGACAAAGACGCGGCTGCAGCCGCCCCTGACTGCACCTCTGCTGATGGTGACAAGCCTGACGCAGGTGTGCGTAACAAGCAAGCGTCAAGCTGTGCCGCATGCCCACAGAACATCGCTGGGTCTGGCAATGGTCAAAGCCGTGCATGCCGTTACCAACAGCGCTTGGCTGTGGTCTTGGCTAACAACCCTGAAGGCGATGTGTTGCAGGTCACCCTGCCAGCTACATCCATCTTCGGCAAGGAAGAAGGCGACAAGCGCCCACTGCAGGCATACGCTCGTTACATGGCGGCTCAGACTCCTCCTGTCAACTTGGATGCCATCGTGACTCGCATGAAGTTTGACACCAAGGCTGAGTCACCCAAGCTGATCTTCGCCCCTGTGCGTTGGTTGACTGATGACGAGTACCTAGTGGCTCAGGATCAGTCCAAGTCCAAAGACGCGGAGAAAGCCGTATCGGTTACCCCTGCCACCGCTGATGGCGTTGTTGCCCCTGCACCATTGGCTATTGAGGGCAAGCCTCCAACTGCTAAGACCCTTGGTGACTTGCTTGATGAAGACGAAGCCGAGTCTATGGCCGAAGTTAAAGCGACCAAGGCCAAGAAAGCCAAGCCCGCAGTTGAGGCTGAAGAAGAACCCGAAGTGCGTAAAGCCGCACCCAAGGTTGAGTCCGTACCAGCTAAGAAGAACAAGCTGGCCGACATCGTTGCTGATTGGGACGATGAGTAAGCACACAGGGGGCTTCGGCCCCCTCTAAAAACATGGCCTATTCACAAAAAATCATTGACGAAGTAGCTAAGACGCCAAAGTCGCTGGGCAACCAGCTTGGGCGTTGGGCGATCCATCTTGACTTTCCGGTCACGAAGATTGCCTATGCTCTCGGCGTCTCTCGACAGACTGTCTACAACTGGTTTACAGGCACGGAAGTGTTTGTGGCCTATCGTGACCGCGTCGAATTCTTAACTCACATAATGAAGACCTCTCACTCAGCAGACGAGGCATGGAGAAAAATATGTACGGAATACAACCTAGATCCCTCACCACGCAAGAGCTAGTTCGCTTTGCCGAAGACTTGGTGCACACCAAAGAAGGTCTGCCTAGGAACTGGCAGATGGAACTTCTAAGCCGCCTTGCTGGTTACCCCGTCATGGAGCGCCCAACGACTAAAGATTCGCGTCAACTCGAACTCTTCTGACCGCAAGGACTTCAATGACTCCGCTTGAGTTTTTAGCGGTTGTTCTGCCGCCGCCCGAATTTGGTCGGTACTGCGTAGCAGAACTAACAAGGAAAGAGCACGTCTTTACGGCGGCTCTTGACAGTACACCCGCGCACATCAAACGTTGGCATGACAGCAAGCTGGACATTTACTTTGCCTTGGCTACCTTTGGCGAAGAAGATAACCGACAAGCTACCAACGCTCGGTACGTTAAATCCCTGTTTATCGACATGGATGGCTACGCATCGAAGAAGGACGCGGCACAAGCGCTCAGTGCGTTTCTAAATAAGACAGGCATGGATGCCCTAGGCACTCCGTATGTTGTGGGTTCTGGTGGCGGTTTGCACTGCTACTGGCCACTTCTGGAGGCCGTGCCTGTTGATTCTTGGAAGCCCGTGGCTGAGAACTTTAAACGCCTGTGCAAACAGGAATCTTTGGCTATCGACATGACCGTGACGGCAGATGCCGCCCGTGTCTTGCGCATACCAGATACCACCAACTTCAAGAAGAAGTACGCAACGCCGCGCCCCGTGCGCATATTGACTGAAGGCGATGTGTTCAGCTTCGAGGGGTTGGCTACGCTCATCAGGGAGAAGCTATCCGGCTCTGTCTATGAGGCGCAGGCCATGCCCAAGCTAGACTTGGCTGGTACTCGCCCATCTGCGGCTTCTGCTTCCCCAACAAGCGTCAAGCTCTTTGAGAACAGCGTGACCAAGTTCAAACCAATTTGGCTGGCTACGCAAAACAATCGTGGGTGCGGCCAACTGGCTAACTACGTTGAACACGCAACCGAAGAGGGCATGGAACCGATCTGGCGTGGCTTGTTGTCATGGGCTAAGGTCTGTGAAGACGGCAACAAAGCTGCAGTATGGCTAAGCAAGATGCATCCGTATGAGCCTGAGCGCATGAACCAAAAGCTTCAGAGCATCAAAGGCCCATACCCCTGCATCAAGATGGACTCCGAGAACCCCGGTATATGCCCATCATGTACACACTGGGGCAAGATCACCAACCCACTGATCCTAGGTCGTGAGTTGGCTGTCGAGGTCGAGGAGAAAGAGATCGAGGTAAAGCTCTCAAGCGATAGCTCGGTCACGCAGAAAGAAACCATCAAGGTCATGCGCCCAACACCGCCACGCGGGTA